ATGACTCGGCCAAGGCTTCGTACACCTGATTCAGATAGGAATAGAATATCAGTACCAGTGTTAACTACACTATCACGTGCAATACAACCAACACCGCTAATAACTTCTACAAGTTGTAATGTTGCAGGATCAAGGTAAGTTTTAGCATCATCTGAATCAGCATAGATAATAATATTATGCGTACAGAAAATAATTAAGTAACCGTTGTGAGCACCTAAAGCAACAATCTCATCGTTACCATGAGGTAGTACACTAGCAATATCTAAGCTACCTGCAGTACCTGAATTCCACTTAACACCTGATAGCAGATCAGACCACCATACAGTTGTTTTATTAGCTGCACTATCAGCAATCCACAGTCTACCATAAGCTGACAATGCTGTATTAGCGTGTGCTACACCTGCAGCGGTTGCACTATAGTCTGGATGATTAGAAATATCATCAAGAACGCCAGTAATAGGGTCAAAATAAATAGGCTCATAACCAGACTGTACTAAGAATGCTGCATCAAATAATGACGCTGCTTGCCAGTTACCATCTGCAATAGTTTGACTACCACTGTACGTAACAGGATCTAAATCACCGCCATCACGTACATAAAAAGAATCATCAGACCAACAACCAAAGTATTCAATACCGTCAATATCTACGTGGCGATGTAATCCTTTTAAGTTTACAGTACTAGCAGGACTTGTCTCTGCAACATATTGCCATCCTTTGCGTGAACCTAATCTACCACCATCATCAATGATGCAGTTTTCTGCGCTGCGAGCAAAACCAGACTCAAGCGTAACCTCAGAATCCTGAGTGTTTAGACCATAAAATCCGGGTGCTGCAATAGAAGATGTAAGTAACTGCTTAGGCATTATGCTGTATACCACTGAAGTTCTTCAGGATGCTTAGCTGCATCAAGAGCAATGTAATCTGATAGATGTTTCTGCGCTGCCATGTAAGCTGACGATGCAGAGATACCTGCGTCTTCACCACGTTCTTCAACAGCTTTAGCATATGCAAGCATTACAATAGGGTGATCAGGTAAACTATTTACATCAGCATCTGCACTGAAATCATCAGTACGCTTTACCATGTTGTACCGAATAGTGTACGTAGCATCAGGAATAGGATACAAATCTACAACTGTATCACCATTAGAGTTAACACCATTAAAGCTATAATAACGTGGAGATCCAGTTTCAGTAGTACCTGAGCCTAAGAATAATTTATTCATTTCATGAGCAGTTTTGTACTCAAGGAAAAAATCATCAGTGTCATTTAGTACATCTAACGTATCAAAGATACCACCTGCTCCAGTTAACGTATACGCAAAGGTATTAGCAGTAGTAGTGACAGTCATAGTTGTACGAAGACCGCTCCACTTCCAAGCATTTTCTACTTCATCTTTAGCATCATTAACAAGAATACCAATAAGAGCAGAGTATGTGTTTTCGTTAACTGTAGAGACTGTACGTTCTCTTAAACGTTTAAGTACATTATTAACAATTTCTAAATATGTCATTACTAAGTCCTACGGTATAGTATATTATAGCATACTTTTCAAAGAAAGTCAATAGCCATCCTTGGCTTTGTGTTGATTAATAATCCCAATCATCCAAAGACTTAGAGTAATCACGTCCCCATGTTACATTACCTGAGCTTGACTCTACTGCTTTACCTCTGCTATCAGTTACTACGTTTTTAGGTAGTTTCTTTTTCTTAGCTGCTGCTTCTTTACGGCGTGCTGCTAAGCGTTCTGCCATTGCATCCTCACGCTCTTTCTTACGTGCTGCTGCTTCGGCTTTAGCTTTAGATACGTTACCAATATTTACTGGTTTCTTACGTGGTGGATTAGCTTTCTTTACAAGACCTTTGTCTTTTTTGTTAGCTTCTTTCTTCTGTACTTCCTGAGTACGGCGGCCAAACTTCTTATCAGTTTCGGTTAAGCGAGGAGTCAAACCTGCAAAGTCTGCTACTGCAAAACCTAAACCAAGAATACCTGCACGCTTCATACCTTGTTTAAGTAAACGGCCTACTTGTGCCTTACGTCCTGCTGCGGTTGCTGCAGGTTTAACTGAAGATTGAGCACGTTGAGTAGGACGTACTGCATCAGACTTAGCACCTTTACGTGCTGCTTTAGCTGCAGCACCTGCGGCCTTCTTAAACTGATTCTGCTTACGTGTTACCGCACCTTTAGCTGCACCTTTCTTAGGTGGAGTAGTTGGAGCAGGTTTAGACTGAAGAGTCTTTACGTTGCGATCTGCTACACGCTCTTGCATATTAAATGCTTTGTCACCAATTGCTGCACGTGCTTGACGCTCGGCTGCGCGTACGGTTTTACCTACGTTACGTTTAGCTGTAGGTTTTTTAGCAGGTGCTTTCTTTT